TACTGACATCAAGTCAAAAGTGGCAGGAATATATGAGCGAATGCAAGAGAGATGGCCTCCAGTCACACTTGAGCGATACTCTGACAAAACTGGAAAGAGACTCAAGGACAGCGTGGTTACTTTTAACCCCGGAAGCAGACAACAGATCGGAGAAAAGTTAAAGGAACTCGGTTGGAAACCAAAGGAGTTTACCGAGACAGGACAGCCTAAGATTGATGAAACTGTATTGGCTAATGTTAAGATACCAGAGGCTCAGGTGATTGCTGAGTACCTGATGCTTAACAAGCGTATCAGTCAGATTGAATCGTGGTTAGAAGCTGTAGGTAAAGACGGTAGGGTACACGGTAAGGTCATCACTAACGGTGCTGTTACAGGCCGGATGACACACAGTAGCCCTAACATGGCTCAGATCCCCAATGCAGGTTCCATCTATGGGCCTGAGTGCCGGGAATGCTGGTCAGTTGAGGATGGTAATGTGTTGGTAGGTTGCGATGCTTCAGGTCTGGAGCTTCGTATGTTGGCTCACTATATGAAGGATGAAGATTATGTCAGAACTGTCTGTGAGGGATCATCTAAAGATGGAACGGATGTTCACACGGTTAACCAAAGAGCAGCAGGACTCGCTTCTAGAGATAATGCAAAGACTTTTATCTACGCCTTCCTCTATGGTGCGGGAGATGCAAAGATTGGTAGCATTGTGGGAGGCAGTGCAAGAGATGGAGAAGAGCTTAAAGCGAAGTTCCTTAAACAGACACCCGCCCTTGCAAAACTCATCGACAGAGTTCATGACGGAGCAGCTAGAGGATGGATATACCGAAAACATACAGACCCAGAAAAGAATGGATGGATACCAAGTAAAGAAGGGAAAGCAGAAACAAAATATGTCATGGGACTTGATGGGAGACGTATTTGGGTTCGCTCAGAACACGCTGCCCTCAATTCGCTCCTCCAAGGAGCCGGAGCAGTCGTGATGAAGAAGGCTTTGGTCTTGTTTGACGACAAGGTTATAGCTAACAACTGGCAGATCAAGTATGTTGCCAATGTTCACGATGAGGCTCAGATCGAATGCCCTAAAGATATTGCTGAGGAGGTCGGTAAAGCCTTCAGACAGAGTATCATTGAGGCAGGTGAGGCTTTCAAGCTTAGATGCCCCTTAGACGGGGAGTACAAGATTGGAAGAAATTGGAGAGAAACCCATTGACAGCAGTAAACTGCTTGACATTGCTGAAAAGTGATGTACAATATTAGGTAAGAAGCGAGTGTGGTGAAACAGGCAAACACACTGGATTTAAAATCCAACGCCGAAAGGCTTGCGGGTTCAAGTCCCGCCACTCGTACCATAAATGACAGTCTGGAAAGACAGACATTCTTGAAACTTAAATGGAAATTAAAGGAAATTAAATCATGGATAACAAACCCGCCAAAGTCTCCGGTCAACTCTTCTGGGCTAACTGGATGAAAGAGTTCAACACCAAGTTCAACGAGGACAACACCAAGTACGAATGTACACTCGGTATGCTGTCTGACAAGGCTTGTGAGGCGTTGAAGGCACAAGGTATTGTGATCAAGAACAAGGACACAATGGGTAACTACATTGTAGGTAAGTCCAAGTTTGTGTTCGAGCCTGTGGACACTGAAGGCAACGCTGTTGACATCAGCAAGATCGGTAACGGCACTAAGGTAACAGCCTTGGTTGGCTCCTACCGTCACAAGATGTCAGCTAAGTTCGGTGCTGCCCCTTCTATCGGTAAGCTCATCGTGACTGACTTGGTTGTCTACGGTGAGGGTGCTGAAGGCGATGATGACTCAGACATCCTCTGAGCCTAAGATTGCACTGGTTGATGCTGACTTTTTAGTCTACCGAATAGCATTCTCTTCGGAAGACGAACCAGTCGGCATTGCCAAGGCTAGATTAACGGAGTGGTTAGAAGACTTTATCTATGTGAATCTCAAGGCTGATGAATACAAAGCGTGGATCACAGGTAAATCTAACTACCGTTATGACATTGCCAAGACAGTGCCATACAAAGGCAACCGTAAGGATGTTCAACGACCTAAGCACTACGAAGCCCTACGGGAGCATCTAGTCAAGCGTCACGAAGCTATCCTTACAGTTGGCGAGGAAGCTGACGATACCGTAGCCATTGAATCGACCAAGATGTTAGACAACTGCTGGATCGTTCATGTGGATAAGGACTTGGATCAGCTTCAAGGATGGCACTACAACCCTGTAAAGGATGAGAGGTACTATGTCGATGATTTTAACGCCTTTAAGTCTTTTGTTTCGCAAATACTTACGGGGGACAGGATTGACAACATTCCGTGCTTGGCGGGTATTGGCCCTAAAAAGGCTGAGAAAGCTCTCAAAGATGCAAAGACTAAAGAAGAGCTTTTACAAGCAGCGTGGGAAAAGTATCAAGAACACGGCCATACGATGGAATACTTTACGGAACAGGGACAGCTTTTGTGGCTAAGACGATATGAAGGAGAGTTATGGCAACCGGACGTAAATTTACTGCCAAACAAGTTGCAACTAAGTACGGATTCCGTAGCGGACTCGAAGAGCGCATAGCGGAACAACTGGATCAGTTAGGGGTGGAGTATACGTATGAGAAGGTCAAGTTGAAGTACATTCGACCTGCTTCTGAACATATCTACACACCTGACTTTGTGCTTGCCAATGGTATCATCGTGGAGACTAAGGGGAGATTCCTCCTAGCTGACCGAATGAAGCACTTGATGGTTAAGAAACATAATCCAGAGTTGGACATTAGGTTTGTATTCAGTAATTCCAATGCACGTATCAGCAAAGCGTCTAAGACAACGTATGCTATGTGGTGTAGGAAGCACGGATACTTGTTCGCTGATAAGACTATCCCAACGGAGTGGATCAATGAATGTTGAGCTTATTAAAGAGAACGAAGACGGTAGCGCAAGCTATAACTTTGACCTGACAGCGGAAGAGGCTGCTTCGCTTCTTCGGTTGGGAATCCTAGAAGCTCTAAAGGCAGGGATTCGTGCAGGTGATACACTAAAGGTGGAAGGTGAAGATGTCAGTAGTTAAAGTAGTGTGGGCTACACCGAATGCTGAGGAAGCAGTGGCATACTGTGCTCGTGTGAGTAACCCTGAGAACCAGAATGCTCAAGAAACAGCGCCAAAGCTTCTGAAGTATCTGATCAAACACAAGCATTGGAGTCCATTTGAGATGGCTAACGTATGTATGGAGATTGAGACTACCCGTGACATTGCACGGCAGATCCTTCGCCATCGTAGCTTTAGCTTTCAGGAGTTCTCTCAGCGATACGCTGCTGTACAGGGGTTTGAGTTGTCTGAGGTACGCCTACAGGACATGAGGAACCGACAGAACAGCATCGAGGTTGGAGACTCAGATCTGCACTCTTGGTGGTTTAAGGCACAACAAAGGATTCGTGATGACGCTGAACTGGTTTATAACATGGCTCTTGCCAAAGGGGTTGCCAAGGAACAAGCACGAAAGCTACTGCCTGAAGGATTGACTATGAGCAAGATGTACATGAATGGCACACTGCGTAGTTGGCTTCACTATGTGGATATTCGCTGTGATAAGGCTACGCAGAAGGAGCACCGAGAGGTTGCTGAGAAGTGCCGTGATGAACTGACTAAACTATTTCCACATACGATGGGGGCATTTAATGACATTTGAAGAGTATCAAGAGTTAGCGTTCAAGACAGCGTTAGAGACAGCTAAGAACCCTGCTTACATGGTATCTAACCTTACCTCTGAAGCTGGTGAAGTGGCTGGTAAGTACGCCAAGTGGATTCGTGATGGGATCTTGGACGAGGCAGGAATGCAAAAGGAGATCGGTGATGTGCTCTGGCAGATCGCTGGTTTGTCTACAGTTATGGGTTGGAGCTTGGCTGATCTGGCTAGCAAGAACCTCCAAAAGCTTGCACAGCGTCAAGCGAACAATACATTGAAAGGATCTGGCGATGAACGATGAAGATTACACAAGCTATGGATTTATGTACCGTGACTGCGGTGGTAAAGTCTCTAAACACGAAGTAACACTGGATGAGGTCACATGGCCTGAAGTGCTCAATGACTTTGTTAACTTCCTCCAGAGTGTGTACGGGTACAACATTAAAGACTCTATCCGTATTGAACAACCTCGGTATGAAACGTTACCTGAACCTTGGACTGGTAAGTATTTCTCTAAGGACGAATAAGCATGAAGATCCTAGTTATTCCTGATTGCCAAGTCAAAGAAGGAGTACCTCTGGATCATCTTGAGTGGGCAGGGAAGGCTATCTGTGATTATCGGCCTGATGTTGTAGTTAACATTGGTGATTTCGCGGATATGCCCTCACTGTCTACACATGATGTTAAAGGGTCTAAGTACTTTGAAGGTCTTCGGTACAAGAAAGATGTAGAGGTGGTCAAGGAGGCTATGAAGAAGCTCCTACAGCCTTTGCGTGACTTGCAAAAGACTCAGAAGGAATCCAAGCATAAGATCTACAAGCCTAAGATGATCCTGACTCTGGGCAACCATGAGAACCGTATCAACCGTGCTGTTAACAACAACCCTACCTTGGAAGGATTGATCAGTGTTAAAGACTTGGATTACGACAAGGATTGGGAAGTACATGACTTTCTCCACCCTG